CAAGCGATGCTGCTTCAGCACTATCTACACATGCTTCAGATACAACTCTGGTTCATGGAATTGCAGATACTTCTGTTCTTGCAACACTTACAGACGTACAGGGTGCAGCAGATGATGCTGCTTCAGCATTGTCTACACACGCTTCAGATACAACTCTGGTTCATGGAATTGCTGACACATCCGTTCTTGCTACACAAACTGATGTTCAGACAGCAGCAAACAATGCTGCTGGAGCATTAACAGCACACGAAAATCTAACAGAAAATGTTCACGGAATTCTTGATACTTCTGTTCTTGCAACACAAACAGACATAGCAAATGCAATTACTGCAGCAACCGTAGATCAGCAAGCACTTGCAGGAACTGGTATTGACTGGAACGCAGTAGACGAAAGATTTGATATTGATAACACAATTGCTACAAAGACTTATGCAGACGATGCAGTAAGTACACACAACGACGATACAACTAACGTACACGGTATTGCTGATACAGCACTTCTTGCAACTAAAGAATATGCGGATAATGCAGAAGCAGACGCAATAACAGCAGCAGGAGCAGCAGCAGATACAAAGATAGCAACAGCAGTAGCAGCACTTACAAAGTCTTCAGTAGGCCTCGCAAATGTTGATAATACTTCAGATGCAAATAAGCCAGTATCAACTGCTACACAAACAGCACTTGATGCAAAGGCTTCTCTTGCAGGCGCAGTATTTACAGGTAGCGTAGAAGTTGACGGAAACCTTGTAGTAGACGGAGACTTTACAGTTAACGGAACCAACTTCTCAGCATCAGCAACATCTATCACAATTGAAGATAACATGGTTCAACTTGCTCACCAGAATGCAGCAAACACAGTCGACCTTGGTCTAGTAGTTGCTTACAACGACGGTACAGCAAAGCACTCAGGCCTCGTAAGAGACGTATCTGATGCTAAGTGGAAGTTATTTAAGGATGTAGCAACAGAGCCTTCAACAGTTGTAGCATTTGGAGAAGGATCTCTTGATGCACTTGCAGTAGGCGCTCTTGAAGCAACTACAGTAACTCCATCTGCAGGTGTTGTGTTCTCAGACGGTACACAAACAAAGGAAGGCGTTCCATCAAGAACTCCAATTGTACAAAAGACAGCATCATATGCTCTTTCACAATTAACACATAGAGACTCGTTGATTGAGGTAGATTCTACATCAGCAACAACTCTCACAATTCCATTGGATTCAACAGTAAACTATCCAGTAGGAACAACTATTGATATTCTACAAACAAACACAGGACAGGTTACAATTGCTCCAGTTTCTGGTTCAGTTACAGTAAACGCAACACCTGGTTTGAAATTAAGAACAAGATGGTCTTCTGCTACCCTCCTAAAGAGAGCAGCAAACACTTGGGTCGTTTACGGCGATCTAACAGCGTAGTACAAAATTTAATAGAAACTAGGAGATAAAATGGCAGCAGGCAAGAAGACAGGTAGAAAGTCCCAAGCATCAAATGACTTTTTGGAGCCATTAACACCAACTATTACTGGTGCGACAGATGTAGGAACAGGTCGTGCATTTAATGATGGAGCAGTTGATGTATCTTTTACATTACCTGCGCTTTCTCCAGCAGCAACATCTTTTACAGTTACATCTTCCCCTGGAGGATTTACTGGAACTGGCGCATCATCTCCAGTTAGAGTAACAGGTTTAGCATCTAATGCTTCCTATACCTTTACAATGACTGCAACAAATGCCGCAGGAACTTCTGCTGCTTCATCAGCATCGTCTTCTGTGACAGCAACAACTGTTCCAGCAACACCAAGTGCTCCAACTGCAACAGCGGGAGTAGATCAAGATACGGTTTCTTGGACCGCCCCAGCAAATGGTGGTAAGGCGATTACTGGATATACATGGACATCTTCAGATGGAAAAACTAATTCAACTGCTTCAACATCAGTGGTAGTTTCTCAAGAAGCAAATACTTCTCAAACATATACTGTTTATGCAACTAACGCTAATGGAAATTCTGCTGCATCTGCGTCTTCTGGTAGCGTAACTACTATTGCTCCGTTCTTCCCGCCATTTTTCCCACCGTTTTTCCCATTCTTCCCCCCATTCTTCCCACCATTCTTCCCATTCTTCCCACCGTTCTTCCCATTCTTCCCATTCTTCCCATTCTTCCCACCGTTCTTCCCATTCTTCCCATTCTTCCCACCATTCTTCCCACCGTTCTTCCCATTCTTCCCATCATTCGGTGGAAACAAGTTCGGTCCAAGAGCGACATAATATAAAATAATAAATAAAAGATATACCACATCAGAAATGGTGTGGTATACTTTTATCTAGGCTTATTGAAAAGAAAGTGGTACTAATATGTACGAAGTTTATGATGAAAATCAAAATCCATGGTTTACAAAAGATAGATCAGAAACAGCATTAAATAGATATCCAACAAGAACTATGAGCAATGGCTTTATAGTTGAAAATCCAGCACTAGGAATAAATTTATACAGGAATACATTTTCAAAAGAAGATTCGGAAAGATATATAAATATGCTTGAGTCAAACTTAGGCGGTAATGGAAAATATACCTGGTCAGACGCAAAGGTTACAAATTCAGATGTGCCAATCAAAAAAGCAAGAGACTGTGTAGACTTTAAATATAAGCAAGAAAACTTGGGGCCAAGAGATGAACATAATGCTGAACTTCTTGACCTTCATGAAGAAATATATCAAAAACTAAAAATATGTGTTGATGATTATGCAAAATATTGGGGAATTCACGTTATATATTATGAGGCATTTAATTTTGTAAAGTATGAGGGTGAAGGAAAGCACTTCAATATTCATGCAGACCATGGTCCAATGTATAATTGTACGGTTTCTGCGGTAATATACATAAATGAAGACTACGAAGGCGGAGAGATTAAGTTCCCAAGACTTGATGGATATACACATACACCAAAGGTTGGAGATATTCTTCTTTGTCCATCTAATTACATATACGAACATGCATCTTTACCAATGAAATCGGGAGCAAAATATTGCGTTGTCGTTATGACAGACATTAATGAACTAGGACATAAGTAGTGTCGCTTATTGCCAAATTTGTTTCTTACAGACCTTGGCTAAACAAAGAAAGCAAGTCTGTTCCAGTCCCAACACAAAAAGAAATGCCAGATTGGTACAAGGATGCAGACAGGTTTGCTAAAATGCCTAATGGTGAATATTATAAGGCGCCAAAAGAGGTTTGTCCCTTTCCAAAAGAAGGAACAACAGACGACTTTGGCAAGGTTCCAACATGGAAAGCATGTCCAGCAATTATGGATGCTTTTGCAACGGGATATGTTTTTAGAACTCCATGTGATTTAACATTTTTTAAAAATGCTCAAGGAATTATAAGTGTTAAAGTAGAGGATCCAAAGTGTCAAGATTTTTGTACACAAAGACCACCAATGCCACAGTTTGAGCATCCAAAGGGGTATTATTCTAACCATTTTGCCTGGTCTGCTGACTGGGGGTTGGAGTTACCAGAAGGATATAGTGCTTTGTTTATGACTCCAATGAATAGATTTGATTTACCATTTCTAAATACAACTGGAATTGTAGATAGTGACAAAGTCCACCTGCTTGGAAGTTTTCCATTTTTTATTGTAGAAGGATGGGAAGGAACTATCCCAGCAGGGACTCCGTATCTGCAAATTCTTCCTTTTAAAAGAGATAACTGGGACCATGAAATAGAGATAAGCGATTCTTCCAAGATCTATGGTAAAATAATGGATAATGCAAAAACCTATCGCCAGCCAGATGGCGGGGTATATATAAAAAGTGTTTGGTCAAGAAGAGAATACAAATAGGAGAAATGATGCAAACTTGGACAGAAAAAGAAGTGCTTGGCAATGGTATTACATGCTATAGAAATGTTATAAAAAAAGAAATTGATGTTATTAATAGACTTGAAAATATACTAGGATCTGTTGCTGGATATGGAGAATTGTCTGCAGAAGGAAAAAGATATCACTGGATGCCTGCATATGTTGGATATCAGCAATTAATGCCAGATTATAGAGATTGTGTTGATTTTAAGTTTAAGAAAACAGATATAGAGGCAGACAAGAGCGAGGATTCATTAAAACTTCAAGCACTTTGGCAAGATGTTTATGACGCCCAGTCAGCAGCAGTAGAAGATTATCGTAGAGACTATAATATAATGCCTCTTAAATATTGGGAGGCTTTTAACTTTATTAAGTATGGTCCAGGACAACACTTTAAAGAACATCACGATCACGGATACTCATATAATTGCACGGTTTCTTTGGTTGCATATGTAAATGATGATTATGATGGTGGGGAGTTATACTTTAGACTTCAGGGCCTAAACATTAAGCCAAAGGCTGGAGATCTGTATATATTTCCTTCTAACTTTATGTATCCACATCAAGCAATGCCAGTTCATTCTGGAACAAAGTATTCTATTGTAACAATGCTTGATTACAGTAAAAAGTATCATACACCAGATATGTATGACCCAAAATGGGATAACGAATAATGTTTAATATTTCAGTCGAAAAAATGCATGGGGCACCATTTTCAATATCCCCAATGTCAATAAAAAGAGATTGGATGGATGTTACATCAGAAAAGCATGCATATAGGTGTTTTCCTGTTACTCAGGCAAATGTAATAGGCTGGAATATTTTTTGTGAAGAAGATATTGAGTTTATTTGGGACGGAATAAATGACCAAACCGATAAACACATAAATATAATCTCTAGTCCACAAGGATCTTATGCAGGCAGAGGGCAGTCTTCAATCAGTTTAAATACTGGACTTATATTTAGAACAGATTCTGATGTTAGCATTTTTACTATAAATCCAGTTAACTATTTTAATGAAGATTTTGAAACTATGTCAAACTTAATTACAACTTCATTCTATGACAATCCATTGCCTTTAGCAATTAAAGCAAAGAAGGCTAATCAAAATATAGTTATAAAATCTGGCACTCCGTTGGCAACAATTATTCCTATATCATTAACAAATTTAAATAATAGCACGATAGAGGTTTTTGAATATAAAGATGAAGATAAGTCAAGAATGAATGCCAACATTTCTTATGGAGAGGCTGCACAAAAAATTAATTCTACTGGTGGGTGGACTGATTGGTATCGAGATGCCGTAGATGAAAACGGAAATTCGCTCGGGTCTCATGAAGTAAAAACTCTTAGGCTAAATGTAAAAGATAATAGGAGCACTAAATAAATGAATGAATTAAATCCATCACACTCTGACATAATAAATAAATATTTGCAGGATGCCAAAGACAGGAAAATTGGTCACTATATGATTACAGTGGCAAGAGATGGAGAAGACCCAGTAAGATCTATTATATCTTTTCAAAATATAGAAGATGCTGTAGATGGCTATAGAATGTATCAGGATGCAGGTTTTGCAAAAGACTATCTAACTGTTTCTTTGTATGAGCCCTGCGGAAAAGTAACAACAAAAGTATTAAAAAGAAATCATGCTGGAGATCCATCTTTTGTAAGACAAAACTACATTGATACCACGGATGCCCTTTATCAAATAAAGGATAAGTTAGACAAAAAAGACTACGAAGACCTTTGCTTAAAAATTGCTACATCATTTGGAAAAGATAACTGGAGGTTTAATGTTGAAAGGTTTTTGAAAAAATTAGAAGTAGAGGGAAAATTGTAGGATAAAAGTCCTATGATATAATTCAAACATGAATCCACAAGATGCAGTTACAGTAGTAAGAAAGCCCTCCAGCACACCCTCTGGGTTTTTTGGAAGTGGTCCAGAAAACATCATTGAACTAGAAAATTTTATGACCCAGGAAGAGGTCGATTTCTTAGATAAAGCAGCAAGAAGCATAACAATTTGGGATATAACACAAAGCCATAAGAATGAAAACGGAGTAATTATTTATGATGCAGATTATTGGAAAGATCGAGTAGCAAGTGCTCCATCATTAAATCAAAATGATCCAAATATTGTTCCAGTAATTATAGGATTGTTTAACAAACTACAGCCAGTTATTGAAGAATTTTTTAATGTAAAAGTTAGGCCAACTGGACAAACAATTGTAAAGTGGAATCCAGGACAGTATCAATTACCGCATGCAGATAAAGAGTTACACTCTGGACCAGATGCTGGAAAACCAAACGATTTCCCAAACTATGACATAGCAAGTTTATTTTATATTAACGATGACTATGAAGGTGGAGAATTGTATTTTCCAAATCAAGGAATACAGTTTAAGCCAAAGCGTGGATCTGCATATTTTTTCCCAGGGGACATGAACTATGTGCATGGGGTAACAAAAATTAAAAATGGTATTAGGTATACCTGTCCATTTTTTTGGGAGATTCTTGAGCATACTGGAGAAATAAAACCAGACTTTACTAAAGATTATCATAGAATTTTTCCTAATGACGAGTCAATAAGGGCCTGGGATCCAGATAATGGAATTAGGAATAACTAATGAATTTTATAGAAATATATCCAAACATTTTAGTTTATAAAAACATTTTTGAAAATGTAGAAAAAATGTATCAAATTTTAAAAGAATCTTCAAGTGATAATACGGACAGAATATTTGGAGAATGGTCACAGTGGGCACAATTTGGTAAATACATAAACTATCCAGCAGGAAACACTTTTGGCAAAGAGTGGAGTTATGAAAATTTAAAAGAAATAAAGACTGAAACTAAGAATCAAGAGGATCAAAAATATTTTCTTTTAGAGTTAGCAGGCGGCTTTGATAAAGTAACTCAAGATTACATTCTTAGATATGGTAACGATTTTAATTTTGATAGTAAAGAAATTGTTGAAAACAGGGACGGAGAAAGATTTCCTTTATGGAAAATGTATGGCCCATCAATATGTAGTTATCATAAAGATATATTAGACAAAATGTCAATGACATATCATTCTGATTTCATTAGAGAGCCAATTCCAAGTCCAGGATATAAGTTTGCAATTACTGCAAATGCTTACTTTAATGATGATTATGACGGGGGAGAGATTGATTTTTATGTAGGAGGAGAGTTGATAAAGTATAAGCCAGAGGCTGGAGACTGGCTGGTATTTCCTTCGGGCCATCCAGAGGTGTTGAAAAAAAATGACAGTGTTTACCTACATGGGGTATTTCCTTCGTCTGGAAATGAAAAATATTTTGCAAGAATGTATTGGAGAAAGTATAGTCTGGGAAGCGAAGAATGGTTTAAAAAAGAGGCCGAGTTTGGGAAAAAAGAATGGTATGATATGCAGGATAACATAAATCAGGAATATTGGCAGACGCTGCCAAACAGGTTTGAAATACCAGAAGGAGTTAGAGTAAGATGA